CGATCTCAACGACTGCCAACAATGGCATATCAACTAAATCCTCTAACTTTGCTAAATCCAATCTACATCTCTTTTTTATTTCTGCTGACCATTTGAAAACATCCATGTGAAACCATAATAAATTGTCAAACAATTCTAGGTACATCACATAATCTTTTCGAATGACCACAGGAGTCTTCAATATTTACCTTCCGCAAACACATTAACAAAAACAGTTCCATCTTCTAAGGCTTCAATCTCATGCCATTCAACCGCCTTGAGATTTATTGGTTGCGTGTTCTTGTCAATCACTTTCTCAATTCCTTCTTTACGAATCACACAACTTCCTGAATGACACATTGTTAAATGTGCGTAAATATGTTCATGTTTTGGCAAACCCTCGCCTTTATTAGCGTGGTAAATATTTATACTAGCGCCATCGTACATAACTTGATATATAGGGTCTACAGCGTGCGTCATAACTGTTGCACACCATCAGCCTGTGGTTGGGGTTGATCTGCTGGGGCTAAAGGTATTTTTTTAATTGTTTCAGTTACTGGGTCATACCAGAATTGATCTGCGAAAACATCATCCGCACATGAAATCCAAAAGAAATCATCAGCAACAGGGAAAACTTTATCGTCTGGTTCTACTTGAGAAACCCTCCAACCATTTTGACTAGACTCAATTTTTGAAATTAGTGCTTGCATATATTTTCTCCTTACCATTCAAACCAAACAACACCAGACGCACCTGCCTGACGTGAACTAGCACCGCCGCCACCAACGGTCACACTTAGCGTATTTCCAGGAGTTAACCCTGTAAGGTATTTAATAGCCGTGCCGCCACTACTACCTCCGTTGTTTCCATAACCACCACCGCCATAAAGAGGTACTTGATTATTTCCGCCAACAGTTCCAAGAACTGTTCCCATCATTCCGTAACTTCCAGAATTGACGCCTTGAGCACCCCTAGTATTTATATCCCCACCACTACCTATGCCGCCCGGTTGATATGTGCTTCCAGACCCCGGACCACCAGCCCCGCCACTTGCAGAAATAGTTGAAATGCTTTGTGAACCAGAAGAAACGCTTGACGTACCACCAGAACCGCCAGAGAGAGAACAACAACCAGAATAATATTGCCCTCCTCCACCGCCACCAATAACTGTTACTTTTAATAAGGTCACCCCCGATGGGATAGTGAATGTTCCACTGGAATTAAATACTTGTCCGCCAATGCCAGAGATAGTTGATAATGGTGCAGATGCCCAAGTCGTTCCATTGGAAGTCAGAACATTGCCAGATGAGCCAGGCGCAACTGTCTGTGGTGCGCTAGTTCCATTTCCTAACAACACATTATTTGCAGTCAAAGTACCAACCCCTATACCACCCTGTGCGACAGTTAAAGGAGTTGTTAAACCAGTAATTGAGGTAATGTCAGAGTTAGCACCAGACTTGGCGGCACTTAGGTTTGATCGAGCAGTAGTTGCATCAGAAGCACCAGTGCCGCCATCAGCCACAGCCAAATCGGTAATTCCAGTAATCGTGCCACCAACAATAGTCACAGAACCACTAAAAGTAGGACTTGCTAAGTCTGCCTTGGTTGCAATAGCAGTCTGAATATTGTTGAACTCAGTATCAATCTCAGTTCCCTTAACAATCTTTAAAGGATTACCAGTAGAAAGACTATCTTTACTGGCGAAATTCGTTGCTTTGGTGTAGTCTGTCAAGATAAATCCCCTTATGTAATCTTGCCATTTTTGGCATGAATCTCAATCTTTTGGATACTCAACGCTAGGTTATTGATGTCCATTTCATAACCAGTTTGAATAACCTTACCCGATCCTGTTGGATAAACACTCAGTTGTTGCAATGCAACGCCACCTGAGTATTCAGCAGTAGTATTGTATTCAGCAACTCCATAATATGAAACCCCTTGCGCGGGGATTTGGACAGATTGCGAGTAATAGTTACCCGTAAAGTCATATCCCCATTTAAAGGTTACATACTGATCGCTACCACCAATCACAACTACTTTGAGTTTCTTCAAAATAGACGAAACAGAAGGCGCACCAAGGTCTGTATGATTCGTAAAATACTGAAAGCGGTAGGTGGATGCGTTATCAAGATAGCCAGAATAGGTAGCAAGATAGCCTCCTTTTCCGATGTACAAAGTACCATCTTGCTTGGTTAGGAAGGCTTTAGGCTCGATTGAGTCCCAACTTGTCACCCTAGCCGCACCATCAGGCAAAGTACCCTTCATATCAAAGCAGTAAACTGACTTCAATACAGGCAAAGTCAACAAGTAAAAGGCTTCTTTACTGTTGTATACAGACTTAATAGTGGACAAGGTTTCCCCTGCCACAGCAGAAATCAAGTCATTACGGACATTTTTAGAGTAATCACGCAACGGCATGGATTTCTCTTGGATAGTCCTCATTGCGCTTCTTACGCCTGTTGCAGATAAGAAAATTAAGTCAGTACCTGTGTAAGCAATGGAATCCCTTGCTATACAGCCAATTCCTGTGATGACATCCTGTAAAGTCATGGTTGACGGAGTTGTTGCCCCTTGGTAGACCAAGATATTGTTCTTACCAAAGATAAACAAAAAGCCGTTATGTGCGCCTAAAGCGACAATTACATCACCGCCTCTAGGCCAAACAGTCGTGGTATCTAGCGTTCCTGCCGTACCTGAATTCCACTTGTTTGCCAATTTGGTATCGCACCATTGAACAGTCAGTTTGTCAGTAGATGTATCGGCTGTCCAAAGCCTTCCATAGGCACTTATAGCCGTGTTTGCTAACTGAGCAGTACCAGCATAGCCAGTTAACTCGCTAATACGTCTATAAGTCGTTGTAGACAGACTAGGATCAAAGACCAGAGGATCGTGTCCTGTCTGGAACAAATAGAGTGCGCCAGCCAAAGAAACCATTTGCCAATTGTTTGCAGTAATAGTCGGGGCAGTACCCCCTCCCCCATAGGTCAAGGTCACTATGGTTGTAGTGCTTAATTTAAAGAGTTTGTTGTTTCCCGCCATGATGGTGTAGGAAGTGGCATCAGCAGTCACCACCTCACCAATAGAGGTAATATCATTGGTAGACAAGTCAGAATTCGTTGCAGAATTGACTTTTGTCCAACCTTTTCTAGCACCAATACGACCATATTGGTCAATCACGCAGTTATTCGCAATAAGTGCAAAGCCTTGAGCCAAATCCAAAGACGAATCTTGGGTGTTCAATCCGAAAAACCCAGGCGCAGTTATAGAAAATGCTTGTATTGGTTGACTCATTTGTGCTTCTCCAAATAAACCAAAGCATTATTTAGAATTTCTTTAGACTCTCTAAATTTACCTAGTGCCGTATTGCAAGCATGGCATAACAAATCTCTTATTTTATTTGTTTTATGGCAATGATCTACGTATAGTCTTTGACTAAATGCTTCTGTTTCATCGCATTTGCAAATAGCACATTTATGATTTTGATCTCTTAGTTTTTGATTAAATTCCTCTAATGTCATCCCATATTGAGTTTTTAACCAATACTTTCTATTTTGTATTTTCCAATCGTATTCTGACATAGAATTTTGTTTAGCAATACGATTTGCTTTTTTACAAGGTTTACAAACCCAAGCATACCCACGAGCCTTTTTATTTGCTCTTACAAAAAGACTTTCGTCTTTATGTTCTTTACAGGTATTACATAAAAGTTGTGCCATTAGACTGCCGTAAATGAATCGTTTTCAGGCGATCTTGCCAATTCCAAGGAGATTAAGTCAGACAAAGATGACTTATATAAAGCATAGGCTTCTGAACTGTTCAAACCACCATCTTCACCACGTTCAACCAATGCACGAGCAAATGCGCCCAAAACAATAGGTTCTTTTGCCAACAAAGTAGTAGATGTATCGGTCGTAAAGTCAGATTCAGGCACGATTAGACTGAAACGGATGCTATACACAGCATCAGGAACAGGCCAAAACACTACCTTTATGTCGCCATTGCTATCTACACCACGGATTGTGTAATACAGAGGGATACCCTTGGTAGGGTTAGGAATCGTGTAATAGTATGAGTCATACATCTCATGCGAGAGAGGTGATAATTGGTTATAGGCGGTTGTATTGATAACATCCATTGCCTTATAACGAACACCAGAACCTGTCAGACTATATGGGCCAGTACTATTAGCAGTTGTGGAAATAGTGATGGGAGTATTGAAAGCATCCCAATCGTAAGCATCAGATACTTGACGTTTGGCATCATTGACATACTTGCCAACCAATGTAGAAACTGTATTTTCAGAAACAGTTGTAACTGTCGGTTCACGCATACGAACCAACACATCGTTAACCAAGTCTAAATAGGTAGGTAAAGCCATTACTTCTTCCCTTTGTTTCTCGCAGAAATCGCTTTTGCTTTTGCCTTTGCGTCAGCCTTGGAGGAAGCCCCCCATGCCTTTAGAGAAAGAAGCAGTCTTGTTGGTTCACCATTCTTGAACTCAGGGCCACTCATGTTTCCCATCCGAGCCAAGAAACTTGCTCTTCTTAAAGAGTCGCCTGATTTAACTGGCGGTTTCAAATGTCCACCAGTTGCCGCATTATAAGATGCTCTCCCTTTGGCGTTCAAGCCTCCTTTTGGATTTTGGCCTGCTTTTGTCTGCCAAGTGGGAGATTTCATCACTTCACCTTTTTTGGTTTCTTTGCTGTTTTTGCGGAATCAATAAAGTCTTGCTTAGTTGGAGCACCCTTGCTTCCAACCTTACGCATCTTCTCGCCAGAACCTGCCTTTATCCTAGCCTGTTTAGCATGGATATTGGCATAAAGTCCCTGCTTAGGCATTACTTCATGCCTTTCAAAGTCTTTGCCAATCTCGCCCGTTGACCAGTAATACCAGTTTGCTTGGCGGCTTTGTTCAAAGTCTTGGCAGGAATGTTCTTGCCTGCTTTAGCACCCAATGTCTGACGCAATGCGCCAGGCTTCTTGATCGCTGATTGAATCCACTTAGTAGCCATTTTTCATTCCTGTTTTAGGAGCACGAGCCATACCTGCTTCATGCAAAGCAATAGCAACTGCTTGTTTCTGAGACTTCACGACTGGGCCTTTTTTTGATCCTGAGTGCAATTTGCCTGCTTTGTACTCTTTCATCACTTTAGCCACTTTACGTGCTGGTGGGGTTTTGCCTTTCATGGGATGCTCCTTAGTTAAGTTCAGTTACAGTAACAGTTGCAGTCGTAATAGCCGCATCTTTAACAAATGCGATTTTCTGACCAGGCGAAACTTTAATAATTTCCGATTGATTTACGCCAATTAAAGGACTAGAAGATGTACTTGCCGTTGGGCTTGAGCCAATAGCAAAATGGCAATGTCCTTGAGCGCAAGCAATGCGAATCATTGTTGTATTTGCACCAAAAGCGGTCATTTGAGTGCTACTTGTAGTGACTGTTGCTACTTGCGTAGTTCCAATTGAAGGAACGCCATAAGCGACTTGATTTGGGTCTAATTGAAAGGTACTCATAATTTTTCCTTACTGAAGGGTAAGTTGATAAAGGATGTTTTGATACAAGCCCACAATTTCGTCAATGACGTTGTGCAAAGCAGTCTCAGTACGAGGAACAATCTGTTGGCGATTCGACTCAATCCATTCCATTTCCTGACGCAATACTTCAGACACAGTACCTTTGTACTTGTTGGTCACATAGGGTATGTCTAAGCGAATAGCATAACGACCTTGATATTGTTGGGCAAAGTCATCTGCCAAAGGAATAATTGCGTTATAAAACTCTTCTAGAGTCTTATGTTCAGCAAAAGATAGGGTTTTTAAGTGGATGCGGTGCGTAATCTCTCTAGCGAGAAACAACATTCCTACAAATTCACCTGCTGTATTCGTTGCCATTTTCATTCCTTGGTTATTGGGCCACCCGATTTCCATGCATCACAGGTGCGTTTGGCGGCACAAGTAAAGTGGAAAAGTTCACAAAATCCTAGATTTGCCGCATCAATAAACTGCTGATCGTAGGATAACTCTTTTTCAGAAGTATTCATTGCCTCTAAGCCACCCTTGATGCACTCCATCATTCTTGGAGTCTGGATAAATGCGGCACAGTTGCCACAACGCATATCCATAATATCTTTGGTAGGGGCTTTGTACATCTTGGCCTTCTTTAGCCAAAACGCATGATTAGGATCATTTGGGTTGGGTGGGCCATATCCATACTCTTTAAAAGCATGATTTCTGTTTTTCAGATTAGTAGAAACATCCTGAGTCGCCACAGGACAAACTGACCATGACAACATTCCTTGTTTCATTTCAATACCCGATCAATGATAAATGTAATCAAGCCACCAACAGCAGAGGCAACCATCATGCCTCCCCAAAAGCCACCTTTGGACTTGTTTGCCAACTCAAGGAGTGCCTTGACATCGTTAGACAACTGATGAACTTCAGTCTGCAATGAAGCAACTTGCGCCTCTAACTTGCCAAAATCTCTTGCGTCAATATCACTCATAATAATTGTTCATTACGGGGTCTTCCCATAGGTTTCTTCAATGTGATTGTTTGCCTTGTTCCATCTTCTTTGACATCCTCAACAACAATTGAGGTGTCCACAAGTTGATACTCTGGATGTTTTTTCATGTCATTTATATCATTTTGCGCTGTGAATTCAATCACAGTTCCGCTTCTAATGCATTTGAACAAAGCCATGTGTATTCCTAAAACAGAAAAGGGGGACTAGCCCCCTTCTCTTATACGATCAAACGACCAACAACTAAGCGAATCTTGGTAGATGCTAAGTCAACAGTAGAGCCTGACTCGTTTTGCACACGAATAGTGACAGTATCAGCCGCACTAACGTAAGCAGTTACAGACATACCAGCCTCGCTGACAGCGAAAGATACACCCAACACCATGTCGCCCAAGGCAACGCCTGGAACAGCAACAGTATCGGACTCACCAGCCGCATCAACTAAAGAACCAGCGTCTAAGGTTGCAGTAACAACCCAAGTGTCGCTAAACATCCCACGAAATTGGTCATTACCACGACGTGAGGATACAGAGGTAGCAGAAGCCATATTTTTCTCCTAATTAAGTTAAAAAAGTCCCCCCACCATTTAGGCAGGGGGCGCAACTGCAATTAGGCTGGAACTGCCAAAGCAAATGCTGATGAAGACTTAGCCGCACCAACAGAAGCCGCTGTACGCAATGCTTGAACGCCATACAGAGTGTCAGAAGTAAACAATGTACCGAGGTACTCTTGTTTGTACTGAGTCTGTGAGCGAACTGCTTGTTGTTCAACCAGAACCATTGCTTCTTTGTGACCCATCAAAG